CAAGTACCACCTTGACTTTTCCAGATCCTCTGTTGCCTTTCCTTTCTTGTCATACCGCCACAAATATTTCATTGCATTTCCCTTTAGGAAGCCGCAAAATTCGGCGTGCGACATGCTTGCCTTTAGTGCATCTATACATTCAATTTCCCCGCTTGTGTAATGTGCAGGGTGATCGACCAAATTATTTACTTCTTTCATTTTCCCTCCTTCCTGCCCGCCGGAGCGGGCTGTAAAACAGGATGCCTAAATGTTTTCGTGTTACGAATGTGATATATATAGACCCAATGGGTAAATACCTACTTTGCCCAGGTGACGTATGCGCTACCGGATGTTGGTCGAACTACTTTAAGGGTCTGCCCTGGTTTTCTACGCATTTCTTTCTTTACCTCTTCTCGATACTGATTCGTCCAGATGCATACACTGCTGGTTGTTACTCCATTTCTCGCAGAAGTTTCTTTTACTGTAAGTGCATTTTCTATACGATCTCGCACAACTTTCTTTTTAAACTCCTGCGAATATTTTCCGTACCTGTTATCCATTCTGTTCCTCCACTATTTTGTATATGGCAGCCTTTCTCCCTGTTTTGCTGTCCTTTCTCTTGCCACAGACTTCTACAATCCCTTCCTGCATCATCTCTGTGAGCCGTGGGGCTGTCTCGTCTCTGGCTGGTGTTAGAACCCTCTTTTTCCGGTATAACACCTCTGCAATCTCCCTAGCGGTTGCGGGGCCGTAGGAAAGCTGTTCCAGGATCATCTCTCTTTTTTTATCCCTATTTACAAGACCGTTTGATTCCCGCCGGGTCTGCTTTGTAATCTGGCTGCTCCGGTATGCTGTCTCACAGCCGAACATGCTCATCTGTTGCATTTGTTATCATCCTCCCATCTGCTGTTCAAACAACCTCTTTTCCAGCTCATCAAAATCATAGTTCCGCTCATCAAAGTTGTGGAATTGATTCTGTTTCGCCGGCTTCGTTTCTTGCTTACTACTCCGTTCCCAGTTCCGTACTGCGGCCTTCCAATCCTTCATCTTGTTTTTTCCAACCATCCAGCCTTTGGACTCGTAAAAATCAAGAAAACGTTCTGCATCAACGGTATTATGCCGCTCTTTGCAGTAGGTGGAGACTTGCTCGTATGTAGGTGGCGTGAAACGCTTTATATTATTATTCTTTTCTTTCTTAACTTCTTTACTTTCTTTAGTTGTTGTTATTTGAATGTTATCTGTTTGTTGTTTGCTTGTTACTGGCTCGTTATTTTGCTTGTTACCTCCCTGGTACAAATCGTAGTTATTTACGATAAATACGGTGTTTTTGTTACTACTTTTGCTTGTTATCTCTCCTGTTGATCTTAGCTTTTTTATAGCCGTCCTGACCTGCATTACGGATAACCCTGTTTCGGTTGCCAGCTTTTCATAAGATGATACGATTGACCCACGTTTAATCTCCTGCCCCTTCCACTTCTTATCTGTCCAGTTCACAGTGATCAGAAGATGAAGAAACACCCGGCTTACGTTTATGTCGTCGTACCACTCCCATTCGGTGAACTTCCGGAACAGTTTAACAAACGTTTCGATAATATCACTCTCCCATCAGTTCCTTTCCTGCCGACCATTCCCGGTATAGTTCTATCCAGTCATCGAGCAACATGGTAACTTTCCACGACTCCCGGTTTTTCCGGTGCATTACACATGGTATCTCGCCATCTTTGGCATCACTCCGAGCCTGGTCCATTGCGGCATCCAGGTTGAGCTTTTCCACCCTCTTACACTCGATATGTACGTACGGCAGGCCGATCACATCGGCGTCACCGTTGGCACCGCAGTATTGCTGTCCCCTGCGGGTGTCATATCCATGCTCCCGGAGAATCTTAGAAAGTTCTAATTCTCCCTTTTTTCCTTTGCTATTACTGTTTATAGCCATGACTTGCCTCCAAACTCCCTGCGGAAGTCCTCCCGGGTCCCGTAGTGTCTTTCGTAATATTTCTGTGCCTGAGCCTTTAAATGGTCATCTAGCTTATTTAAACTTTCTGACCATGTAGCCATGGCCCCGTTCGGATGCAGGTCCGGCCGGAGAGGGACGACAAAACCATATTTCTCTGACAGCTTTCTGTTTGCTCCGCCGAATATGTGGTGGCGTTCCACCGGGGCAGCCCCGCTAAAGTAGCAATGGTCCATATCTTCTGTAAATACGCTTTTAAGCCTTTTCAAACTTCATCCCCCACCTTTCTTCCATTTCCCGGATCTCTTCCGGCGTTTTTGTCTCTATGCCAAGGCTCTTGGCCTCCTCCACGGTCCCTTCGATCAGCCGGGACATCTCTTTGGTGTTATAGGTATGCGATCCTCTCATGACCAGATTTACCCGGAATACCTTCCCTGCGCTGTTCATATGCGTCTCTGTCGTAGGCTGCAAGTGAATGAACTCAACGTCATATGCGCTTATGTCGTCATCCAACGGAAGAGTTACAATGTTACCGTTCAAACGCTCATATTCCCCATACTCTGATATAAGCTTGTTTTTTACATAAATATTGCTCTGCCCGGTAACATCCGCAATCTTTGCTACTAAGACATGAAAGTAGGCATTTGCGTCAAGGCTTCGTTTTTCTCTGTACTGTACGATCTTTACAGACAACTTTTCTTTGTCTTTCAATCGGTCATACTCTTTCCGCACATCCTCATTTAATTCAATTTCCAGCCGCTGGCGGCCTGACACGTAATCTATGCCAAGGCCACCTAGTTTTCCAGTACACTCCATAACCTACTCCTTCGGATCTGGTATGTCCTCTTTGGGAGGCATATAATCCGGCGTTTTCTCCATTCGGCCCATAAAATTTTTAAATTGCTCTATGGTCAGATCTGCAAGTTTCTTTACCTTGTAGGTTTCTAAAATAATTCCGGTTGCTATATTCGTCCTTTTTAATTCCGCATTGATCGTATTTACCATATCTTTGCTTACTTTCTGCGGTCCCTGTGGTGGTTTCTGTGCCCCTCCATCGTGATCTGCATCTTTTACATCGTCTATGCAGAAAAGACCGTTCAAGGCGTATTTTCTTGCGTAAGAACTTGTTGCCCCGGTGATCTGGCTCTCGTCCATTCCTTTTTTCTGAGCAGATTCCCTCGCCAGTGCAGAGTTTTCAATCGTTTCTCCGCTTTCTATATCCGTAAAGACTGCCGTAGCCTTTATGTAAAAACGCTCCCCTATCTGCACAACATCATCCGTCAGCCGAAGATTGGCACCAACAGACTGCAGTAATGGCTTTGCCGCTTCTAAGATATCCTCACAGTTTCTGTAATGGTAGTTTCCAAACTTATTGAACTGGTTTTTCGGAGCTTTCAGATCCGCTTGCACCATTAGAAGTTTTGTCTGTATACCGACTGTTTTTTTCTCTGCCATCCTTATACCTCCCTCCGGTCAAAGAAGATTCCTATACTGTTCAAATAAGTTTCGATCTGTTCAATTTCCGAATCCGTAGCAACAACGGTGTAAACAACCTTTTTTGTATTTGGCTGAACAAATGGAACCTCGGCACTATTTGCGGCCTGCTGCACTATTGCATCACTCACAGTTTGCGGGACTGGTTCGGGAACTGCCGTCCGCTTTTCTTTCTCCTTTTCAAGTACCTTCTGTTTGGTTTCCTCATATTCGTTTACATAAGAAATAGCCTCTGTGAGATCAAGACTATTAAGATAGATTTCCTTTGCATCCTCGGTACAGTCCGTTCTTAATGATTCAATCGTCTTCATTTCCATGGCAATTTTAACCGCCATGTCCTGAATCTCTTTCTGGATCTTTGGAATAGAATAGGTGCTGTTTTCCCACTTATGGTTGTAAACTTTCTCTAACGGAATCTCAGATCCCTCAAAAACCTCCTGAAAAATCTCTTTGATTCTCTCTCTTTTTTTATAGATTCTCTTTTCTTCAAAAGCAGTTATCTGGCAGGAGATCAGATTGATCGGCTGGTCAATCAGCCCCTGTAACTCCTTGCACTTAGCTTCAAAATCCTCATAAGGCACAAGACACTGTTTTTTTACTTCTTTCCGTTTCTCGTCAATGGCCTTTTTCATGTTGCGGAGTGCCGCAACCTCTTTTTTAGCGTCCTTCTTTGTGTCTTCGGAAAACTGCGCATCCTTATAAAGATCCATTTGTGCCGCTAGAGTTTCTTTTATTTCTTCATAATTGAATTGGATATTCCCAACCTTCTGTTTTACCTGTACTGTAAGTTCTGCCATTGTTAAATCCTCCGATCTGTGCTATACTAACACTGTATAAATATATTTTTTATTTGTTCTTGCCCCATTGGAGTTGCCGTTCCGAAGGGGCTTTTTTAGTTTCTGCATCTCATTCTCCCTTGACGATCTTGATCGGGTAGCCCAGTTCTTTCTCTACTTCTTCAAGTGTCATTTCTTTTGGTTCTTCACGTTTCCATACCAAGGTAAGATATTCATCCGTGAACAGGTCCCTCATTTTTCTCCCTGAAGTCCTGTAGATTTTCTGGATATCATGTTTGCATATTCCGTCGTTATCGAGCAGGTCGTCAGTATATTCTTCCAGCCCCAGAGCATTTAAGCACAGACCTCCGTTTTCGCTTAAAAATACATCGTTTAGATACAGGTATTTCCCTCCCATTCGAGGTTCTACAACACTTCCTGGCTTTATAAGATCCTTTGCCGACGGCTCGAACATTTCGTCTGTCCAGCAGTAGCGCTTGTCATCTTCACAAATCGCATATTTGCATTCATAAACATCCGAAATAGTTACTGTCTTCCCAGCCAGCTTGTGCATATTGTCTGTCACGTAATACCCGCCATAAGTGTCACAAGTTTTGAAATCCTTACGCACTTTAACCTTATCTCCAACTTTATATTTCATCTTCCATCCTCCTAAGTTCTATATGTTTGATTCCCACGCCATTCCTGCCGCCCAGCAACACACAGCCAAGCCATCGTATCCGCTCAGGGCCAGCAGACAGCCAGCGAAGTTGATTGCTGTTGCCATGTAGTGTTCTGCTTTACTCATCGCATCCCTCCTTTTCCGGTTGATATAAGATCCCTGTCACTTCCCAGAGGAGTTTCGGGCTAATGTAATAGCTCATTTTTCCGGTTTTCGCCGATGGTTTTGCATACCCGATGGGCAGCCATCCCTGTTCGATCCCAGCCCGAATAAATGTAGCGTCCTTTTTCATTACTTTTGCAACGAACGCAACAGGTACATTGCAAGCGGGGAACTCTGGCATGTTTATATAGGATGTAAGCAGCCGTAATGCTTGTTTATTGCTCACATTTATCACCTCATTTCTCTTGTAAATATTTCCTTTTCTCCTTATAATTTAAGTACAGGTGTTGCAGCACCGAGTACATAAGAAAGGAGAACATTATGACTATTGATGAATTAATGAAGGAAATAGATAGTAAAGTTGACACTATGTTTTCAGACTATTCATTCTACGATGCAATCAAAAACGATTCTGTTAATAAATGTAACGAATATTGCAAATCTAAAAACGAAGAGCCAGGTTTTACCTTGTTAGTAAATTTCATGGATGAAAACGTCTTGAAAACAGCTATTTCAATTTCAATGAAAGAAACAATCAAACTCTTGTACTCTCAAAATCTGTTGCGAGTTGACGATTAATTTCTTTTATATCAACAGATACGGGATTCACGGAAAAGTCTTTGGTTCTGCATTTTCTTTCTTCAATGCAAAATTCAAACGATTCCGCTTTTTTTAATGAATCTCTAATTTGATAAGCCGCACTCTCAATGATAGCTTTTGACGGTGTGGCTTTTTCGAGTTCATTTTCCAGCATTAAAAAATTAAATCTGGCATTTCCAATGAGATATTCAAGCACACTGATATTGGTAATCCTTTCGTGTATATATACGGTTTCTTCTGACTTGTTAAATTCTCTTTCTACCTTCCTTAGTGCGCCAGCCAAAGCCTTTTTGACCTCACACCCTTTTTCTGCATCCTTTATTTGCTGTATTTCATTTTGTAGATTCATCTTTTATATCACCTTCCTTTTTATCCGGAACTTCTCCTCCAAGTAGCCCTACCATTAAGTAGAAAACATTTTTCTGCTCAGGACCGCTTAAATACGGGGCCATGATGCGGATGTTTTCTACGTCATCCTCTGTGAGTTCCGGGAATTTATGTTTGTTTGTCTGTTCCATTTTATCACCTCCTGATTAATTTGTAATCTAATAATATAACATTGTTTTCAAACTGTCAAGCAATTTTGATTGCATTGTTATCAAAAATATGATATATTATTTTCAGGAGGTGAAATGATGACCCAAGAACAAGAAATGGGGGCACGGTTAACCCGGGTTCGAGAATACTTCAAAATGAATCAAAGAGATTTTGCAAAAAGAATGGGGATTAGCCAACCAGGATTGGCCATGTTCGAAAAAGGAGACCGGGAGTTAAAGGACATTCACATCATGCGGATTCGAGATGAGTTTGGGGTAAATGAGATTTGGCTCCGAACTGGCGAAGGCGGAGATGAGAACATGTTTAATAAGATCTCCCGAGCGGACAGGTTTTCCATTAATTTAGGAAAATTGAGTATTACAGAGAATGAATATGTAGAAAATGCAGTTAACTATATAGCGGAGACAGATCCAGAAAAGTTAAAAGTTGTAGTAGAAGCAATGAGAAAGATACTGGGAATTTAAAAAGGCCAGCCTTTCGGCTAGCCTTGGGTGATTACGATGAGCATTAAGTACATCCGCCGCAGTAAAGCGGTACTGTCTATATTATTAACAAGCTCCGTAATCATTTTTATGTATTCTTCTCTCTCCATGTTAGTTCTCCTTTGTGATCGAACATCTGTTTGTATTATTATATTACAAATTGAGGAAATTTGCAATATAGCTTTCGAACATTTGTTCTATTATAATTTTTGTTACCGAAATTATGCAGCAAAGCAGATACCAACCGGATTGTAATTATCACCTTCTTTCTTTTCATATATTGTATCACTTTTGGCATAATTTGTACTATATTTTATCATTTTACCATAAGTTACATAATATGTAAACTGAAAGAAGTGCATACAAAAAGGACCAGACACAAAGGTCCGGCCCAGTGCATCTACTCTCCGCAAACTGTTACCGAAAGCAAAGAACCATAAAGGGTTAAAAGCAAATGCAAACACATTATATCGCATTTCATAGTATTTTTGTTGGTTATTTTTAAATTACCAAAAATTACATATAAAGAGGAGATAGTTGATTTAAGCAATGATGTAATATATTTTTTTAGCAAGGAGAAAAGTATGGGATTATTTGGCAAGGAAAAAATAAAATGTGATATCTGCGGAAACGAAAAAAATAAATTTTCTTCCTTCAAAGTTGTAGGTGGAAATCTTTGCGATACATGTTTTAACAAATTAAGCAAGGAAAAATTCATAAAAGGATACACGCTGGAGCAAGCAAAAACGGAACTCTCTAAGCAAGAAAAGCTTGATAATACCGTCACAAAAGAGGAATCCGCTGGAAATAGTATTTTGGGAGGAATTAAAAAAGGAATTAATGATGTTTCGAGGAACACCTCTCTTAAGGCAATGATTGAAAAAGGTGAAATTATCAAGCTTTCCGAAGAAGATCGCATATTCTTTCAAACACAAAATAATAAAACTCCAGAAGATTACTTTTCTGAATGGGAAGAAAAGCAAAGGATTAAGGCTTTGAAGCATGCAGAAACACAGTATAATATCGGGGGATTAGCTTTTAGAAGGTCCGAAAACGGATATTATTATTTTGGTAATACTTTTATTGAAAACGCAGACCCACTGAAATTGATTGATTTTATTTGGGATGGACCTAATTATGACATTGTATCAAAAACAACCGGGAAAAATAAAACTCAAGGAAGGGCCGGCAGTGCCTTGGTTGGAGCTGTTCTTGCAGGTCCAACAGGAGCTATTATCGGGGGATCTCGTGGTAAAAAGACAAAAGTTAACACCAAAACTACTTCAAAGCAGAAAGAGAGAGATACGAAAGCTATTATTGTATTTAAATCAGAAGATACAGGAGAAATCATTAAAAAAGAAATCAAATGTAATACAAGAATTGCAAACGAAATAAGAAAGCTCCCTGATATATTTTAATCAAAAAAACCGCCCGGCGGCAACCGGGCGGATCCACTAAGAGGAGGGGCTATGGATATTACAAAAAAACTATTAGATAAATCAAAAGAGGCATTTGTCATGGCTCTTGAAATTTATAACAAACCAACCATAAAATATCGAATCGAAGGTTTCTCGTTCTTTATTATAAATGCATGGGAATTAATGCTAAAAGCAGAACTGCTAAATCGAAATGAGTCCATTTATTATAAGGACAATCCAGATAGAACCATTTCTGTAAATACCGTATTATCAAAGATTTATACTGATAAAAATACACGAATTAGATTAAATCTTGAAAAAATAATTGAACTTAGAAATATCAGTACCCATTATATCACCGAGGATTATGAAGTAAAATATGCACCTTTATTTCAAGCTTGTGTGCTAAACTTCGTTAATGAAATTCAACGTTTTCACAAGATTGATGTAACCAAAATAATTTCTCAAAATTTTTTAACAATATCTGCAAGTTATGAACCTCTTACGAACGAACAGATAAAATTAAAATATCCACCTGAAATTGCTGAAAGATTTATAAAACAGGCAAATGAAATTGATGTTTTGAGCCACGAATATAATTCTGATAAATTCTCAATTGATATTAGACAAAATCTGTATATCACTAAGAAAAAAGTTGAATCTGATTTTAAAGTCAGCGTCACTAGTGAATCCGAAAATAGAGTTACCTTTATAAAGGAGTTAAAAGATCCTTCGGATACGCACAAATATAATTACAATACAGTAATCACTGCAGTATCTGAACGATTAAAGAAAAAACATATTGAGTTAGATTATCCAAAAGGATTTAATTCATATGTACTGAATTTGATCATAGATTTTTACGATATAAAGAGAGAAGAAAAATATGCCTATAAACACATCATAGGAAAGCAAGAACACTATACCTATTCACAACAATTTATAGATTTTGTAGTTTCTGAAATAGAAAAACAACCATCAATTTTCGTAGCGAGTTTAAAGGCAAAAAAAACAAGATAACCCCAGGCACGTAGGAATGCTCAGTACAAAAAGTACCTACCCCATTCTGGGACCCAGTGTTTATCCTTCACAAGTTATCTTGTTTATACTATACTATTTTATATGATTTTTGTCAATTTATGCACTAGTTTTTATACAATTTCTAAACAATAAAAAACCGCCCGGCGGCAACCGGACGGAAACAGTATACGATTGCTGGATAGCCCAGAAATGATATACCTAAACTAGACACTTAGATTATATCATTTTCTTCCAACGTCTGGCAAGGCGTTATTTTTGTACTCATTTTACGTAAGGAGGATGATGAAATGGCACTCATAACTTGCCCGGAGTGTGCCGGGAAGGTATCTGATCGGGCTGACGCTTGCCCACACTGCGGATACCCAATGAAAGTACAAAAAGTACAAAGGAAAAAGCCAAAACCGAACCGCAGACGTAAGTTACCAAACGGCTTCGGCAGCATAACGGAAATACGTCATACAGATCTGAAAAATCCTTTCTATGCCCGCGCAAACTGTGGAAAAGACAGATACAATAGACCGATTCTAAAGCCTCTTAAGCCTACGGCTTATTTTGCGACGTATGAGGACGCTATGGAGGCTCTTATACGGTACAATAAGGGTAAGGTGGATCTATCAAAGGATATGCCTGTGGAAATGCTGTATCGAGTCTGGTTTGCAGAATATGAGCAGGAGGTGGAGCCCGTAACCGCAAGAGGCGCAAAGAGCGCATTTTCTTACTGCCGATCCATCTACAAAAAGTCCGTGCAGTCTCTCAGGATCACGGACATAAAAAATTGTATAGAAAATGGCACGGCGATAGAAACACGAGGAAAAAACAAAGGAAAACTTAAAAAGGCATCCGCCAAGACAAAAATAGGAATGAAGTCAACATTGAGTATGATGCTCGACTATGCAAAAGAGCTGGAGATCGTGGACAGGAATTGCGCCAGGGAATGTAATCTGTCCAAGCCAACTGTGAAAGATGCGGCGAAAGCAGAAAACCCGCACTTTTCTTTTTCTGCTGCTGAGCGGGTGACACTGTGGAAAAACCGGGATGTGGAGAACGTAGACCTGCTCCTGATTGCCTGTTATTCCGGCTGGCGGCCTAACGAATTATGTGAGCTTGCTTTAGAGGACGTGGATCTGGGAAATAACCGCATGAAGGGCGGCAGCAAGACAGACGCAGGAATAGACAGATATGTCCCGATCCATCCAGAGATCAAACCTCTTATTGCCGCCAGGTACCGGCAAGCACAGGAACTTGGCAGCGACAGGCTGATTAACGTGGAGTCTCGTGGAAAGATGCGTCCAATTACATACGCAATCTATTCAACCCGGTTCCATAAAATTATTAAGGATCTGGACCTCAACCTCGGACACCGTCCGCACGATACTAGGGATACGTTCGCTACCGTTGCGAAAGAGGCCAACGTAGACGAATACGCTCTGAAATATATAATCGGGCACTCCATTACGGACATAACTGAGCGGATCTACACGGACCGGAAACCGGAGTGGTATTATAAAGAGATGTGTAAAATTGTTGTCGACAAACACTCGACAAATTAA